ACAAATGCTCTAAGCCAACTGAGCTACGTGAGAATGTTAGAGCCTCTACTCGGAATCGAACCAAGAACAATTGATTACAAATCAATCGTTATACCTTTTAACTATAGAGGCTTGTTGCACGCCAGGAAGGACTCGAACCCCCATAGAACATGTTCACGGTTTTGGAGACCGTTGCATAACCATTCTGCCACTGACGTGTATAAAAAGTGACCCCGGTGGGACTCGAACCCACGACTCCCTCATTAAAAGTGAGGTGCTCTAAAACCAGCTGAGCTACGAAGTCATTAAAATTGCGGTGATGGGGAATTACGATATCCCGACCCTCTGATTAACAGTCAGATGCTCTACCTCTGAGCTACATCACCATTTTTTCCAATATGTCAAAGAACACTATTTGTAACACCAAAAAAAAACCCTGAACTTTTTGTAGTCCAGGGTTTCTTTCTATATATGTGATGATACGATTACATCTTATTAAGAACCCTGAACTTACGGCAATCCTGCCCCTTAATGGTAAACCATGATTGGCCCACGTTTGTCGGGAGATTACTTACGTTATGTGTTGAGTTCTGTTTCATTGTTTCTAATTAAATATATGATTGTTTTACAAAAGTAATATAAATTTCTTATTATGTCAAGCTTTTTTTAAACATATGTTTCAGCAAGTTCCCAAAGTTTGGTGTTAATCATGTTATCCATGTTTAAGGATTGGATACCTTTTACAGTTCTAACATTACGACCTTGTTGTTTGATGAATCCCCCACGAATTAACTTCTCTTGAACGATATTGAAGGTATTCCATAGGTTATCATCCTCATCACCATCACGAAGTGGGTTGATGATTGTCTCCAAAGTCAAAGTTGAGATATCTTCGGTGTTTTTCCAACGGATACCCACCGCTTTAGATACGAAGTCAACCTTTTTTTCAGTATCCATTCTCACTTCCATCATACGGTCAACTGACTTCTGAATTTTTGGAGTGTTCAATACGAACTGCTCGGTAATCATCTCAACATCGTTCATACTCAAGTTCAAGTGAGACTGTCTCATATCCCCAAAGGTTGATACAGGAACTGTCAAACCATTTGAACATACTAAACGATACAATCCTGCTCCGATTTGAAGGGTTGATGTCCCGTTGTGTGAGTTAGTGATTACCGCCTCAAGTAATGAATCTCCAACTTGTGGTAATTCTGAATTACGAAGACGTACTTGGTGTTTACCGAATAAACCCTTACCCACTTGTTTAGCGGTACTTACTTCCCATCCATTTTGGATGAATTTGTCAACTACTTCAATGGTTGGAACCATTGTGTAACGGTCAGACAATTTTGAAAGTTTTTCTGTTTGGAAAAGTGCTGGAACTGTTGTTTTTAAATCTTGTATGTTCATAGTGTTTATTGTTTTGTGACTACAAAGATAATCAAATAATTTGAATTACAAAAAATTATTTATTTTTTTTTGTTTTAGCCGAACCGATTCTAATGTATTTGTACCAAATTCTTTCATGTATGAAATACAGTGTCATTTTTGTTAAAAGTTCTAAAGCTCCTATTTTAAGACCTGTTATTGGATTCCCTGTGATAATCCAACCTAATATCATAGTATCAATTGTACCAATCAACCTCCAAGATATTGTTTTTAATATATGTCTTGTAAGTACAGATTCTTCTTTAATTGTTGTAACATAAGCGGTACTGTCTTTAATCTCACAATAACCTTCACAACTGATATGCCACTTGTATTCATCAAGTTCTGACATCCAATCCTTAGTGGTATATGTTAATCCGTTAATTTCAATGTTTGAAACAAGATATTCATTCCCATCTTCAATTAATCTCCATCGGTTTTCTTCAGATGTTGAATGTGTGTTATATCTAATTTGGAATTTTTTTATCTCTTTACTCATAATTTTCCCTCCGCCCTTAATTGCTCACGAATTTTCGTTGCCGAAATATCATGTATCTCTTGAGGTGGAACAAATTCAACAATATCATAACCCACACCACGACCATAACATATTGATTCAATGTCAGGAATAATAATTACCTTTACTGTTTCATTTGTAATTAATTCACCGTAATGTTCTTCTATGTTTTTCTTAACCTGTTCGGCAGTATATGGATTCTTCTCATCAGGTTTTACATCTCTGATACAGATTAAAACATTTTTACCTTCATCTAATTGTTGTTGAAATAACCATTGGTGTCCTTTATGTAACGGTTGCCATCTTCCAACAAACATTGAATATTGTTTATCTGTTGTTGATGTTTTTTTGTCGGCTTTTGCAATATAATTTTTCATTATTTATAGATAGATTTTAAAACTTTATCGAAAGATTCTTCAGGAGTATCAATTGTTGTGTCAATGTCAACAAAATTCTCCAATGGTTGTTCGTAATTTTCAACTCTATTTTGGTCTCTTTCTCTTGGTTCGGTTGTATGAACATAGAACTCAACAATCTTGTCACCAAGCATTGTTTTTAATTCTTCTCTCTGCCAACGATAGGGGGAAATTAATGAAACCACAACATCATAACCTTCGTTGTGTAAATAATGGGAAATTTTTTGAGCACCTTTAACATTATCAATTCTTCCTGATTCAGAATAATCCTTGTTAAGTGTTAGGGACCTTAAATCGTCACCATCAACATGAAAAATTTTCTTACCTTCTTGGGTATATTTTTCAACTAATTTTTTTGCTAAGACGGTCTTACCATGAGAAGGTTGACCTGTAAACCAATATATCATACCTTTTTTTTAAATAAGTATAATGATAAAAATTTTAAAGTGTAGTGCGCCCTACAGGAATCGAACCTGTCACCCGCTGATTATGAGTCAGCTGCTCTAACCTAATGAGCTAAGGGCGCTAAATTTAGTAGTCGGAGCGGGAATCGAACCCGCACGGACGCAATGTCCACAAGATTTTAAGTCTTGCGTGTCTACCTATTCCACCATCCAACCATTTGTGAAGAAGACGGGATTCGAACCACGTGGCACAAGGTGTTTCAAACCTATGCTCTACCTTCTGAGCTACTTCTTCATATAAATTAAAGGTCGCCTTCCCTGTCCGTGTGGTATTTCACGAGACGACCTTTGGTTTGTAGTTTACCATCAATAGTATTTCTTCGGATATGCCCCAAGAGAGTGGGACCGTAGTAACCATCCACCGAAGACCTCTACTCTCGCCCATATTACAGGGTTACCCTCAGGACATCTTCTCCATACCCCCAAAGTTACCTGGATGGTCTCACTCGTAAGAAGAGTGTATATTGTAGAATTGTCCAGTATTTCTACAACTTGTGGATTGTATTACAACCATTTAAGGTCCCTCACCCCTTCCATCCATAATTGGGGTATCTGATTCAAGTTTGTGTAGCCTCCCCCATAGCCTTGGAGCCTTCCCGCCAGGTTCACACTGTCCAACCGTAGATAAATCGGTATTGTGGGGTCTTATTTTTAATTAGATTACTCCGACCTCAGACATTACCTCGTCAGCACAATCCATTATAATATCTGAGTGAATTTCGCCAGTGGCACTTACGAATGCGTCTCTCAAAGCATCTTCGTCAATACTTGGGATGATTAAACGACCATCAACTTCAATTGTTACCACATCATTTGCCTCTAATGAATTAATCATTTCATCAAAGATACATTCATTAATTTTACCGGTGTATTCAATCAAGAAATCTTCTAATTGTTCTCTTGTGAAAACAATATCCGCCTCTTCAACTACGATACCTGCTTCAGATTTAACTTCATTTAATTGTGATTGGATTTCAATTAATTTCTCAATCAACTCAGTGTTTTGTTTTTTGTCTTTTTTACTCATAATATTTATTTTTTGGGTTTTTATTTCTTTTACAAAGATACAATATATTTTTTAAACTATCAAATAAATTGTCGGGGTTTTAATGTTGGTTTTTTAATTGATTCTTACATTTTGAACAAAACTGTCCTGTATCTTCTGCGTCATTATTAACCGCCATGATACATTGTGGATTGTCACAGTGACCCAACCCTAAAGTGTGACCAAGTTCGTGAATAACAGTTTCCTGTAAGTGTTCACCACCTTTAAGAACCACAGTATTACCTCTCATATGCGTCATACCTCTCAACGCCCCCCATTTTTTTGAGTAGAGTGGTTCTTTTGTCACATAAATTGTTTTTTGACCCTGTACGCTAAGTTCGGCAAGACAGTTTGTAACATTTAAAGTATTTGAATTCTCAATATACATTGAAGGTTTAGTCGGTACACTACCATCAACAACACATTTAAAACCATAGAACTCCTCAACATATTTTTTAGCCATCACTAAATCAAATTGACTATAATCACCCAAACCAATGATATGAAAAGTAACAGTTCCATCTTTTTTAGTAGATGATGACTCCTCATTTGGACTTAATAAACCATCAATTTTATCTTTAACATCTTTGGAATTGATGTCAGTTAATCCACCCAAAAAATCCGAACCTCTGTTTACAATGAAGATTAAACCACAGATGATTAAACCGTATTTGATAAGTGTTTTCATAGTTTATTTGTTTGTTGATTAGATTACAAATATACAACTTTTTCTCAATCCACCAAAAAAAAGAGAAAAATTAATTTCTCCTTTTAGTATAGTGGATATATTTATATATATAAACATTACGCTATGGATAAAAACGTATTAATTGAATTATTAAATTCAGGAGAATCAATTAACTCTATTTCAAAAAAAACGGGTAAATCACTTACTACAGTGAGATACTGGTGTAATAAATTTGAACTCAAATCAAAACATCAACAATTCAAAGAAAAAGGAAAAAAAGAATATGGGGAACATAGATTTTGCCCAAGTTGTAAGGAAAGTTGCAAGATTGAAGATTTTTACCAACGAAGAGGAAAACAAAATTCTTCGACGTATTGTAAAAAATGTACTAATACTCAAACAATAAAAAGAACTCAAAATTTAAAAAAACTAATGGTTGAGTATAAAGGTGGTAAATGTGAAAAATGTGGATACAATACTTATATAGGGGCTTTAGAATTTCATCATTTAAACCCAAAAGAAAAGGATTTTCACCCCTCACAATTAAAAAGATACACTTTTGATGATAAAGTGAAAAAAGAACTTGATAAGTGTATTTTAGTTTGTGCGAATTGTCACCGAGAAATTCATAGTAAAATGGTAGTTCCGCTTGGATTCGAACCAAGAATAGAAGATTAGAAATCTACTGTGATATCCCTTTCACCACGGAACCATATGTTACAAATATAGATTAAATTTGTGACAATATCAAAGTTTCTTTACAGTATATCTATGTCCTGAATCAGAATTTTTCACAAATAACTCTTTTGTTATTTCCGCTTCTTCATAAGTTTCAAATTCCAATATCTCATCATGAATATTCAAAATGATTACAGGCATCTCAACCCCCTGTAAATTTTTAATGTGTTTAATAATTACAAACATATCTTTTTTTTTATAAGTATAAAATGATTAACATATAAAATCAAATTTGTTTTTAAAGTTTTTTATTATTATTATTTTTATAATGGATAAAGTTTTAGTTTTAAATGCCGACTACACCCCACTTAATGTTACCTCTGTTTACAGGGGGTTTAATTTAGTGGTTAAAGGAAAGGCAGAAATATTAAAGTCAGGTGAAAAACCCATCGTTACTGAAACGAAAGAATATTCTCGTCCATTAATAATACGTCTTCTAAATTACGTAAAATACCGTATTCACAAACTTAAAATAAATAGACATCGTATTTTTAGAAGAGACAATTATGAATGCGTTTACTGTGGTAGTAGTAAAACATTAACTATTGACCATGTGATTCCTAAATCAAGAGGTGGAGAAAATACATGGATAAATTTAGTCACTTGTTGTTCTCACTGTAATAAAATTAAGGGTAACAAAACTCCATCTGAAGTTGGAATGAAAATGATTCAAAAACCATTTGAACCATCTTTTTTTTCGGATGCGATTCACCCTAATATTGAATCTGTTTGGACTGAGTTTCAGAAAAAATTCCTATAAACAAAAAGATGTCTTTCGACATCTTCCTGTAGATTTGGAATACCCCCTTTCTTTTAATTGGTTTATCCCAGTTTGGATACTACTCCAAATGGTATCCTTATTAGATTAATCCTTTACGGATACTTAATTTAATTAAGTTTTCTCTAATAATATTTTTAAGATTTTTATCTTTGTTTTCGTATAATGTTAAATCTTTACCGTCGTATGTTTTATCTAACTTGAAATTTATTTGACAACCTCTAGCCAAATCTTGACTTCTTGGTCTTTGAATTGTTCTAGATGATTCAAAATCACTAAATTTGTTAACACAATCACGAATACCCGCTTTGTAAGCATCTAAGTCCGGACCGAAAAGTGAACTTGGACAGTTTTTCATAAAATCAACATATCGGTCCAAAGATTTTTTACATGCAAATCGACTTGTATCTTTTCTCAACTCCTTTGCCAAAGATTTTAAATCTAATCTTTGTGATGCCGCACTTTTAGGACATAAATACATAGTATATGAACTCGTAAAATATTTTTGATATTCAGGAAGTTTGGAAACATCTACTGGTTTACAGTTTTGACCTACAGTTGGCTTTTCAGAATATCCATCATTTCTAAGATAGTCAAGTACTTCATTTGAAATTTCACCTCCTTTTTCAACTTTTATTTGACTACCTTTCACCCATATTCTAACAGGATTTTGATATTTTTCAAGTTTACCAATCATAGACGGGTCAACTTGAGCAAGACCTGTATTTGCCTTTAAATAATCTAATAAATTTACTTTATTCCACGAACCACTTAATGCAGCATTATAATCAACTTGGTCAAGTTTTTTAATTTCAAATCCTTTAGCCATGGCAGCATCAATAAACTCTTGGATATCAATTGTTGCAAAAGCATCTTGATAATTATTAAACTGAGCACAATTCCATTTTGAATCAATATCGGGAGTAAACGATTCCTTACGATTTAATTTATCATTATTCGCATTACTCAAGATATATAAAGGTCCACCAACTCTAGTACAAGCATAAACGTGAGCTGGACCTGTGCCTAAAGCGTTGACCGCATTACCAGTTTCTTGTAAAGAATATATACAATCTAAATTGTTGTATTTCGCATATGTAGGATTTTTATCTATAAAACATCCTGCAGCAATTGCGGTTTTCAACTCCGTATTAGCGTCTTTAAATCTTGTTAAGATTGATGCTTCTTTGTTTAGGTCCATTGGCTGACCTATTACTTGATTTTCTTTTAAAATATTTTTTCTCATATCTTTAAATATCTAAAGTAGCGACATATGAACTTGCACTACTTGGTTTTATTGTTTTTTTACCACAAATTTTCATTATTTCATTATAAATAGTAATATCTATCGTTTTTCCATATCCACGTTTAATTAATTCTCTCTCTAACTCTTTAGTAAATGTATTTCCCATACCTAATCCCATACACCCATTTAAATCAGAAATATAAGAATTCATACATCCAACAGTGAATGGGAAACTACCACAAGGTCTTTCACTAAAAGATTCACCATTAGTATCATCTAAATTTAAATCATCATTATCATCAGGATTTGCAGCTCCCTCACAAGCAATCATGTAATTATTACTACCTATTTTGATTACAATATTCCCATCTTCTTGACCCCAAGTACCTTGTTGTGAATCATCACCTGACTTGAAGTTTCCACCTTCGTAGAACTTTCCACCTCCGATTGAATCTATTTGTTCGTTTCCTGTCATATTAATTATTAAACATTGTCCGTTTTTAACAGTAGCATCCCAGTCATCTTTACTAACTTTATTTTTTAAACAATCAGGGAATGTCACATTCTCATCATCATTCATAAACCAATCGTATAAATAATAACCTACTAAACCAAGAGCTCCTAAAATAAGTAATCCTTTTACAAATCCTACTTTTTTTAATCTTCCCTTGAATTTTTGCCATCTACCAACCTTCTCTTCAGGTACTTTATATCTTTCAATCTCTTTTTCATACTGAGCCTTTCTGTTTTTTTCTTTCAACTTTTCAAGTTCTTTCTGTCTTTCAAATTCAGACTTTCTGTTTTTTTCTTTTAACTTGTCAACTTCTTTCTGTTTTTCAAGGTCTTTAGCCGCTTGTGTATCTTTACCCGATTGTGCATCTTTTGCGTTATTAGCGGTTTTAGAATCTTTAAACAGTCCACCTTTACCTTCATACGCCTTCATAATTGCCTCAGCATCTTCAGGTGAATAATTTTTCTTTAATAAAGCTTCCTTCATTTTTTCACGAGTAGCACCTGCGTAGTCGGCTTTTTTAGTATACATAAATTCACCAATATCCTTAGCAACCGCGTTTTTAACATCTCTACTAGCACTTGCACTACTCAAAAGATTTCTATTAACTTTTCCTAATGCGGTAGGTGCTAATTTTTCAGCCTTTATCGCTGAAACTAATTCTTCAAGAGTTTTAATACTATTACCATTAATGTCTTTTATACCACCAAATTGTTTTAGAATGGTTTCAAGTTCACCTCTATTTCCACTTAAAGCTTTACTATCAGCTTTAAGTAAATCTGCTAATCCCCCTCTTTGTTCTTTAATGTCAGTGTTTTCAGTTAGAGTTTTTTTGTTGTCATAACTGAACATCATTTTCATTTTGTTTATTTCTTCTAATAAATTCTGTTTCATAGTATTGGTGCTGGTATATCATCAGAATAGTCAGCCTGACCATCTGTTAGTTTATCAATATTTTGTTCTAATTCTTTTTGGTCTTTTTCCGCTTGTTTTTCTTGGTATGCATGTATTAATTTTTCAACACCAAAATATGTTACCAAACTCTTACCCGCCGCAGCTGTTCCTTTTACAACTTGTTTACCTGCAGGTAAAATACTTTTAAGTGCATCAACAATAAATGTTATAAATTTTTCAATAGTTCCTAACGTCAATTCTATAAATTGGGCACCTGAAGGAAAAGTTTTTTTCAAATAATTAACAGCGTCTCTTAATAAACTTGGTACTTTTTCAGCACTTTTAGCCATACTTTCCACAGTACCTCTTAATTCAGGATTTTTTGCCAAATATTCAGCCACTTGAGCTTCAGATTTTACACCTGATTTAACCATTGTTTCAACGCCAACTCTACCGGACTTAGCCGCCGCTCCAGCCAAAACTAATCCTAATACATCAAGACCGTAAAATAAAGCTCTTATCCAAGTAGGTAAAGTAGGGTCTTCATATTCACCTGTAATAACTTCATAAGCGTCAAGTGCGACAACAATTGACCAAGCTATAACTTGTACTCCCTTACCAACACCTGTTGCGACTAATATTGCATCAATTGCGACACCACCAGGTGTATAGAGAGACGCTCTTAATTTTCTTGCAACATATAACGCTCCCTTACCAATTAAGTTCATTAATTCATCCCAATCTCCTTTTGAAATTGCAATACCCATCTTTTTAATTCCTTCCCATGATGTAGCAGCAAAATCTTTAAATCCTTCATAACTATCTTTAGCTTGTTTTACTGTCCAGTCAACGAATTCTGAACCAAGTTGACCAATATTATCCATACTATAAAAATCTTTATTGAAAATATTCAATGTCCCCTCTTCTGACATTAATTGTCTAATAAAAGGTTTTAATTTAGTCATGTCTTGAGTCGATTCAGTTAAAATTAACTTACTCAAAGATTTATTTATAGATTCTTTAACCACTTGTGGGACATTGGTTGCAACATCAAATGAATGTCTGATGAAATTCTTAAATAAGTCAAAATTTTCCCAAATATTTCCTAATCTAACTTTATTTTCTAAATCATAAACCTCATCTAAAAAAATGATGAATTTTTCATCAGGAGATAACCAATCGGTGAAAACTACATCAATACCATTAGAGTTCAATAGTAAGTTTTGATTTTCAGTTAAAGTTTTTTTAGAGTTGTATCCCATTAAAACTTTACTCTTATTTATTTCTTCTTGTAAAATATTTTTTTTCATAATATCATATAAATATCAAATCATAACAAAGTATTCGCCTTTCCTCTGTTAATTTTGACGATATCTCTCCATTTAGTTAATCCTATTTGATTTGCGGGTCCTGTTCTAGCAACTCCTGATTCCCATTTAGTAACAGTTGGATAAGCGGGTTTCGCACCTGAACTTGATGCTGCAGCTTCTTCTTCACCTAATTCTTCAGGTGTTTCAGTATCACTTGTTGAATATTTTTTTAAAATATTGATGATATAGTCAACATCATTTCTCATATACTATATATAGTTTTTTATTTAAAAAAGCTCTGATTTTGGTAGTTTTTTTGGGTTAACCAAATAATATTCATTTAGAAAAGAAATGAATTCTTGTTCATCAAATTCATCTTCAAATAAATCATCAAAATCCCCATAATCATCATCATCAAAAAGACCTTCTTCTTCCAATGTTTTGAAAGAATTTGTAATATCGTCTAAAAAATCGTAACCAAAATTTTTAATTTCGTCAAATTCGATAGACCCTGTTCTAATTTCATCTTCAGAATCTTCAATAGTTCTAAATGTATATTCTAAAGTTTGGGATGATTCATTTATATAAAATGAAACCAATTCATTAATTTCCATTATCTTATCTTTAGTTAAGAAATATCACAAAAATTTAAAAAATACAGATTAAATGTTATTAAACCTTCTAAACATATCAAGTGATTTATTCACTTGCTCTTGTAATGGTTCAATCATCTCATCATCCAACTCATCTTCTAAGTCCAAAACTTCAATATCACTAAACTCAGGCTCAACTTCAATATCGTAATGATGTGAACTATTATCTTTAAATCCTGTTCCCACACACCATTCACATTCTTCATCATTAAACTCATCTCTACCTACACCATTACAAAACTGACAATCTTCTAATTCAGACTGACCAAATGTTCCATACTCCAAATCATCAGGACCGTCACCAATCATATCTAAAGATTCAAATGTCTCCTCAGGGTCATAAGCCATCCCACTATAAACATCTTCGTTGATATTCATATTTTTATAAGTTGTAACATTATTTTTGTTACTCACAGTAATTCCACCTTTATCGTTTGCATAATCTTGGACATATAAAGGTTGTTGATTTGGTTGTGCGTAGTTTGTAGCAAATCCATCATAAATTGTTTTGTGTTTATCTAATATATTTGCTCTCTCTTCGGGTGTTATACTTGTAAAATATGCATTCATAATATTGTTTTAAATATAAATATGTTGATTAAGAAGAATAATTTAATTACAATTATAATATGAAAGTTGATATTGATGAGTATGCCGAAGGGGCAGTCCTTTTAGATGGTTTAGAATCAGCAATAATTGGTATTGTTGAAGAATTTGGTAATGGTAGAAGAATCCTATATTCAAAACCAAAGATTCTATCAATACTCTGTGAAAGAGATTCAATGACTATGGAAGAATCTGAAGAATTTTATGATTATAACATACTTGGTCTTTACGCTGGTGAACAAAATGCAGTATTTTTAGATATACCCATCAAACCTGTTTTTACAAATGATTCTTGGAGTTTTGAATTTTTAGAAAGTTAAAATATAGACCGATAAAACTTTACTGGATAATCTGTGTAGAAATCTATTAATATTTTCTAAATTAACTTCCTTGTTGTTTTTTTCTAAGAATTTAATTACACCTGAAATCATCTCTGATTGAGCTTGATTTGCCATATCTAATACTTCATCACAATATTCATTTTCATGATTTTTAAGGAAAATATCAGCTTTAATTCTATCCCTACCCATATACAGGTATGGTGCGGCACCAGCCATATTTACCAAACTACATTCTCTGAGTTTTTTTAAATATTCTCTTAAAAATTTACTGTTAAAATACTTAAAAACATCAATGTTTTTAATTAACTCTTCGGTTCTTTTCCACTCGGAATTATTAAAAGATTCTTTCAAATCTTCATTCTTTTTTTTCCACAAATCAGTTGTAGAAATTAGATTTAAAGATGAACCATTATCCCATTTAACTGAATAAATTGTCTCACCCATTACGTCATTAACCATCGTAACAACACCTTCAGTCGTTGGTGGGACATTACTATACTCATCTTCCATATGCAGAAGAATTACTCTGTCACCAACTTTAAGTTCAGGATTTATCATTTTATACCTTTATAATTAAATATTAACTAATATTTATATAAATATGAATTCTAACTTTATTATTACTGAAGAACAAAAAAAATTAATAATTAATGAATCAATTGGTTCAGAATTAGGTGAGATAGTGAAAGGAAATTACGAATTTGTGAAAGATATTTTAAAAAAAACGTCAGAACAAATAGGTGTTAATTTAGAATTTGCTATCACTTGGGGAGCAACAATTGGCGGTTTAGTAGGCCCGCTTAATGATTTTGTTATGGGAGTTTCTCCTGAAATTAATGATGTTGAAATGTCTTTGTTGTTAACAGGTGTAATTGCCGTTATTTATTTTGATAATAAAAAATTAATCAAAACAATTTTAGAAAAAATTAAAGAAAAAGGTTTAGAGGACATTTTTAAAACCACGTTAAAAAAAGGTGAAGAACTTAAAAATGTATTTTTAACATTTATTGAATCTTTGAATTTAACAACTCATAAAATAATTAACATAATGAGTTATACTTTTATTGTTCCTTTAATACCACAATTTTTTGAATTGGCACATAATGGTGAATTCACCGACTCTGATATTACACAAATATCTGTTAGATTAGCGTCTTTTGGAGTTTTAACAGTTTCTAGTTTGATTATTAGAGAGTTAGTTAATAAAATGTTAAAAAGATTCAAAAATTAATTTTTTGAGTTGTAATCAATCAAAATATCTATTATGATATTTTCTTCGTCATTTGTTAAACCGTGAATATCTTTATGTGTGTTAAACCAATGTCTAACAACATCAACAAATGGTACTTTCTTTAATTTTGACAATCTTTTAAAACCTTTAACTTGAGCTTGTATTTCGTGAGGTTGTAAGTAATATTCTAAATTATTCTCGGTGTCTAAACTAACGTCATCTAAATCTCCCCTATACTCCTGTCTACCATGTTCTAATTCATGAGTAAGTATTTCATTTAGTTCACCAATGATATTATAAAAATCACGTTTTAATGTTTTAGGATTACATATGATTAATAACTCAACAATCTCTTCTTCAGGAACATAACTACCGTTAATCTTAAACCCTTCCATTTTTTTATCGTGACGTACATCTAACTCAACTATAAATTCTAAAGGATAATTTTTGAAAGTATAAAAATCTTTATCACCAGGTAAAAGAAAATCTCCCTTTTTGTTAGTTTTCAAAATATTGACAATATCTCTAACAACATCTCTAGTTGCCTTACGACTCATTCTTTGTTCTGTTATAAAATTTTTATTAGGTAAATTAAAATTTATTTTATTTATTTTTACATGTTCAATATTGGCAAATTTTAATAAAGATTCAATTTCGGTTTCCAATCCCCATGTAATAAGATTAGTTTTTGTAAATTTTTCCGAAATTTTATCAAAATCTAAATCATCAGGTTTTATATTCCCACTTTTAATTTTTGAGATATCTAAATTTTCAATAGAAGAAGGACCGCTAAGATATAAATAAGTTAACAAAGGTTTATTTATTTTAACAATTTCAACATCAACTAAATAAAACTTAACCCAATCACCAATATGTATCAAATCTTTAGTTCCAACAATATTAAATTTAAAACTAATCTTATTCTTATCTTCTATTGTAAAAACAGGACCATTGTATTCAAAAACTTGTTCGTTGAAGACATGATTTAATTTTTCATAATTCATATTAATAAATACTATTTCAAATTACTTTATTTTTAATTATAATTCCATTTATGGAACTATTAAACACACATCCCGTAAAAAAATCTGATTTAGGATTTCACGGAAACTTATTTGGGGGAAAATTATTAGCATGGGCGGACGCTGCTGCCGCAGGATACTCAATGCAAATTTGTGATACCCCAAGAATGGTGACCGTATCTATTGATAAATGTTACTTTGAAAAACCTGCGAAGGAAGGTCAACTTTTAAAGATTTACGGGTACCCATCAAAATTAGGAATAACATCTGTTACATTATATATGGAAGCAAGAGCTCATAATGTTTACACAGGTAATCAAGTTATAGTTTTAAGAACAAATATTAAATTTGTAAGTATTGATGAAGACGGTAATCCAATTCCTTTAGGTGAAAAGGCTAGAAGAAGAATCACAACTTTACTTGAGAAAAATTCTAAAACTGAATCTTAATTTTTAGTTTACCTTTTCCTTTAATTGCTCTGTGGTATACACCTTTTGGTATAAAGTATTTTTTACTTTGTTCTAAAGTTACAGGTAATTCATTATCCATTTGAAGTTTCCAATCATCCCCTTCAAGAACTTCAATTATCCTATCTTCTCTATCACGATGCCAAAGTAACTCACCATCAGAAACATTTTCTTCAAATGTTCTTTCTTTTTCATTTGAAGTTAAAATGATGTCCTCATATGGTTTAGTATCTTCACTCATAAATTACCAATATCCAGGATACGTTTTACCACCCCAAAGGTGTCCAAATCTATTAACTCTACACGCCCAATATCCAGCTGTTGTTCTGTCTTTTTTCTTAGCACATTGATGACGTGAAGCAAATGCCTTACGAGCCTTTGGATTAGATACTTTAGCAGTTAAACCACCATGAACATCACCAAATGAGATTTTTTTGACATTACCTGTTGATGGGTTTTTAACATAAACGACATATTTTTTTCCACCACCTGAGTTTCTCATAGGTTTTCCTAATTGAACTTTTTTTCCTTTATATTCAGATTCATTTAAGTTCTCTTCAATAAATGGAACATCAAGATAGATAATATCACCATTAGACAAAGTAACAGTTTCTCCCATATCAGATTCAACAATATCTATATCATCCTCATTTAAGTCAATCATACCGTTTTTGTATAATTCTCTTACTTCATTAATTAATTTAAAGAAGTTTTCAGAAAGAGGTCTGTAAACATTTTCAGTTAATGGAATTTCGTAATCCAAGTGGTATTTTAAACCTTCAGAAATTATTTTATTGTTTTTCATTTAGAATATTTTTTTAATAAGAAAGACAAACCAAAGAAAAAACCCGAAATAGAATATAAAACGAGATTTGCGTACCACAAACTCCCTGTTAGTGAAACAAGCCAGTATTGAACTGCATCGAATCCAAGTGGATTGAAGAACATACCTAACATTAAAAGTTTTACGGAAATATTTTCTAAAAATATTTTTTTCCAAGTTCTGTGTACTATCTCCATCTTCCATACTAACGGATTTACTATTTATGATTCATTCAAATGGAATTATCATTTGATAAATATTTGAAATACTGAATAATTTAACATCTATAAGTATTTATATAAGAAAAATAGTCAATTTATGAAAAAAAGAAGTATTAACTCTAATTTAATTCGCAATACGCTTAGACAATATATCTCAGAACAAGATATGCCTGTTAAAGACGAAATGGTTGAAAAGAAACCAAGATGTTTGACAACTAATTCTTTACCATTAATGGAACTTACTGGTGAAGCTGAAAATTTTATGGAATACACTCCAAGTATTACAAAAAGAAAAAATGGTGTAAACTCTTTAGTTGATACATTAGGTATTTTAAATAACCTAAGATTATTTAAAGACGTTACTGATGGTGGTGAACATTTATCTTACGAAATGTTACAAAATTTAAACAATTATAGAAATAAAAATTATTTTGATGAAACTTCAGGTCAATGTAACAAAGCAATGGACAAAGTAATTGAACTTTACAAAGAAAATGAACACGGTACTGAGTTAGTTAAAGACATTGAAAAAGTATTATCATTACAGACTAAAGATGATGAATTAACACCATCACCAAGAGCTAAAGAATACTTAAAAAGATGTATGGAATTAGTTAAAGGAAAATAATAATTCTAACAAATTTGAAAAAGGGACATTAGTCCCTTTTTTTATTTTAAAAACTATTTATTATAATAAACCAACTTAAAAAGTAAATAGTTAAAATGGCAAAAGGAAAAATTTCAACTAACGGGGTAAAAGAAACTTTCGGAAAAAGACGAGAAGGCGTATCAAAGAAAAAATACGGACCTAAAGAACAAAAACCAAAAAACTACAAAGGTCAAGGTAGATAAACCAAAAAAATTAAAATTATGGAAAACAAGAAATTTTTCTTTGGATGGGAAAATATTAAATGGGTTATTTCTGAATTAGGTAAAATGTATTCAAGTAAACCTTCATTTTTTTCAAAAAAAAGAATTGAATCAGGCGTTGCTTTTGTTATTGCTCAATGGGGTATGATTTTTTTCCTATTGGAAAAACATTCAACTATGTCAATAACTGACTTAATAATGTGGACTGGTGTTGAATTTGCAGTATCAGGATATATAATTAATCAAATTCAAAAAGAAAAGAAAGAAGAGAATTTACCAACAACTGATGAAGACCAACCTGAAATAAATTAAAAAACCCCAAATGGGGTTTTTTTTATCTTCTAACACCTGGTTTACCATTACCTCTTTGTGGTTCATTACCCCTATGGTAATGAGTTACATTTGGTTTAGGTACGTTAATAGTTGGTGAAGGATTGTTATGTTGTGGTGGTGGTAACGGTAATGTCGTCTGTTGATAGTTATACGTTGGGTAATAGTTGTTGTTTCTATTATAGTAATTGTAATCAGGATAGTTGTTGTAATAAGTTGGAGGTAATACAGTTCTATTCCCATAATAATCCTCACTTGATACGGGTCTTGCTTTTGGTTCGTGATGTGTCACCCAAAACTCTTCAGTCCTGTTCCAATACATCTCATCATCTTCAGGTCTTGTTCTGTCGTCAGTTAGATTTTCAAAACTAGCACAAGATGTGAATAGTAAGATAAAAAACAATACATTAATATTTTTCATATATAATTTAATTACCAATCAATTCCAGGTCCAAATTCCCTGTCGTCTATTATGTTTTCAATATACAATTCTATATTTGGAATCCATTCACTAACTCTAGCAGTAATTTCTTCAATTAAATTGTCAAAATCTTCTCTTTTTGAGTTTTTATGTATGGTAACTAAAACTAATACACCATCAGTGAAGTGGATATAATCCTTTTTAGCTACATCATTAACAACTATTTTATTAACAGAATTAATTTCATCAAGTTCATCCATCTCACCCATTCCCCAATCTTCAGATTCTGTACGTAATGAATCAAGTTGAGAATCAATTAGTGTTTGAATTGTCGGTTGGAGCAATTTAGATTGTGACTCTGTAATAATATACTTCATATAGAATAAATATTATCCTTCCAAGAAAGATAAAACCTTTTCTTTAACCCCAAGTTGTTTAATACCTTCATTGTTCAAAGGTGTTAAAACAAAGTTGTCCAATCCCCACTCGTGTTCAAATTCCCTCCCGTAACTCATACCGGTCTTTCCCATATCCAAATCATCAATCGCAACCCAATGTGTAACTTCGGGATGTTCCTTTAACCACTCTTGAATCTGTACACTTCTTGTTCCTTCTAAATCCCAATTTCGGTGCCAGGTAACTTTTTCACCATCAATCATATTTGTTGTAAAATCAATTGGTCGTTTGATGATACCTTGTTTTTCATAGTAATCAC